GCAAGTGATTTAATTGCAAAAGCTGAAGGCGGAGTTGAAGCTATTCAGGGTGAGATTTCAGCATTTTTGGGCGGTGATGCAGTTAAACAAGTTGCAGCAATGGCAGCAAAATACGCACTACCTGCACTAGCAGTAGTTGCATTATTATATGGCGGCAAAAAAGTAATTGACATGCTTAAAAGCAAAGACGATGACAACATGCAAACTGCTTCTATGGAAGAAGACGATCTTGAAGAAGCATACATTAACACAAGTAAAGATGCAGTTGAAGTACTAGGCGCACTACGTGGCAAAGGAAAAGCAATCGAACGTGGACAAGATGACGATCAAGGCAACTTAGCAAATCAGTACGTAAGCGATGTATGGGATGTATATTCATTTATTGAAGCAAGAACAAATGGATTTAGCGGACTAGACAAAAATGCTAAAGCAGCAATTGACGCAATGATGAAACTACGTGGCGAAGCAAAGAAATTAGAAACTGAGCCAGGTTCGGGCAAAAATGCACGTTTTGGCAATGCTATTGTAACTGTATTGTATCCTGTAATGGAATATCTAAATACAACAGACTTTGATAGAAACAAAAAAGAAGATGACACAGAAGAAGGCAATGCATATTCAGGTGCTGTAGCACAAGCTAAAAAAGACGGTAAGAAAAAAGGCGACAAAATCAAAGGACCAGACGGTGATGAGATTACACTTGAAAAAGATCAAAAGACACCATTAGGCGAATTTATACTAAGTTACTTTGATAGAGAAGCAGGCCAGTTTCCAAAAGGCGAGACCGCAGTACTTACTATGGTAGAAAAGGACTACGGTGAGCAGTTCATAGAACCTGCTAAGGCATTTATTGAAAAAATCAATAATAAAGTAGCAGAAATGTATGGGTATAAAGAAGCAGAACAAGACACCGAATATTTAAGAATGAGAGAGTTAGCAGGTTTATAATCTGCTAACCCACTTATAAGTTTTTATGTTTTTTCTTTAAAAAAAGACTTGACAAATATTGTAGCGATGTTATACTAATAACTGTGCTACAAAATTAATAGGCACAAAGTAGCAATGTAGCTACAAAGCACATAGGCATTTATAGGAGGCACAAACTATGGCATCATTAGCAGAAATCCGAGCAAAGCTCAAAGAACAAGAGAACCGCGCTTCAGGTGGTTCAAATAGCCCAAGCGGTCCAAATCCAATTTACCCATTTTGGAATATTAAAGAAGGCGAGAGTTGTACTCTACGTTTCCTTCCTGATGGGGACGCAGACAATACTTTCTTTTGGAAAGAGCGTTTAATGATCAAGTTGCCATTTCAAGGCATCAAAGGTGAAACTGATTCGCGTCCAGTACAAGTACAGATTCCATGTATGGAAATGTATGGTGAGACATGTAACATTCTTAATGAAGTACGTGGTTGGTTTAAAGATCCAAGTCTAGAAGATATGGGTCGTAAGTATTGGAAGAAGCGTTCATACGTATTCCAAGGCTTTGTTACAGATAATCCACTTGCTGACGATCAAGCGCCAGACAATCCAGTTAGACGCTTTATTATTGGTCCACAGATTTATCAAATCATCAAAGCGGCATTAATGGATCCTGATATGGAAGAAATGCCAACAGATTACACTGCTGGTGTAGACTTCCGTCTTAACAAAACATCAAAAGGTGGTTATGCAGACTATGGCACATCAAACTGGGCACGTAGAGAGCGTCCATTAAGTGATGAAGAAATGTCAGCTATTAATACGCACGGTTTGTTTAACTTATCAGACTTCCTTCCAAAGAAGCCAGACGAGACTGCACAAAAGGTAATGCAAGAAATGTTTGAAGCGTCAGTTGACGGTGAAGCATACGATGCAGATCGTTGGAGTAACTACTTCCGTCCAGCAGGAATGCAAGCACGTACAGGTGATCCAAATACAACACCTAGCCCGCAAGCAACTGCTACAAGTGCAAGCGCACCAACACCAACAACGCCTGCGGCAGCACCTGCTCCAGTAGCAGAGGCAGCACCTGCTCCAGCACCAACAGCTGAGGCAGCACCGGCAGAAGGTGGCAATGCTCAAGACATCTTAGCGATGATTAGATCACGTCAAGGACAGTAATAACAATGGGGGAGCAATCCCCCATACGCTTTTAATTTAGGAGAATATATATGGCTAATAAGGCATTTGATCCGACTAAGTTTCGGACGGCATTAACTAAGTCTATATCTGGTATGAGTGCAGGATTTAATGATCCTACTGACTGGATTAGCACTGGTAACTATGCCCTTAACTATCTTATTTCAGGAGACTTTAATAAAGGTGTTCCTATGGGTAAGGTAACAGTATTTGCAGGTGAGTCAGGCGCAGGCAAATCATACATTTGTGCAGGCAACATTGTAAAAGAAGCACAACAACAAGGTATCTTTGTAGTTCTTATTGACTCAGAGAACGCACTTGACGAATCGTGGCTACATGCACTAGATGTAGACACATCAGAAGACAAACTACTTAAACTTAACATGTCAATGATTGATGACGTTGCTAAGACTATTAGTACGTTTATGACAGACTACAAAGCAATGAACGAAGAGGACCGTCCTAAGGTACTATTTGTTATTGACAGTTTGGGTATGTTGCTAACACCTACTGACGTTGATCAGTTTAACAAGGGTGATATGAAAGGTGATATGGGCCGTAAGCCTAAGGCATTGACTTCACTTGTTCGTAACACAGTTAACATGATTGGTTCACATAACGTAGGACTTGTATGTACTAATCACACATACGCATCACAAGATATGTTTGATCCAGATGACAAGATCAGTGGTGGACAAGGCTTCATTTATGCATCAAGTATTGTTGTTGCTATGAAGAAACTTAAACTAAAAGAAGACGAAGATGGTAACAAGATCAGTCAAGTTATGGGTATCCGTGCTGGCTGTAAAGTTATGAAGACTCGTTACGCTAAACCTTTTGAAGGTGTACAGGTTAAAATTCCTTATGAAACAGGAATGAATCCTTATAGTGGTTTGCTTGAATTGTTCGAAGCAAAAGATATTATTAAAAAGCAAGGAAACAGACTTGCGTACACTACACTTGATGGTGAAGAAATCCTTGACTATCGTAAAAAGTGGATTGGTACAAACCTTGATAAGGTTATGTCAGACTATCTTGTAAAAGCGTCTCAAGTGGTAAATACCGCTGAAGTTGACGAAGAAGCAACTGACGATAATCTTATTGAGGAAGCGTTTAATGAATGAAGAGAGCATTGCCGACATTTGGACTTTGTTTAAGGAATATTTAGACAAAAAACAAATAGAAATTATAGCTGAAAAATTTGTTGATCTTATGGCTGACTACGGAGTTTCTGATCAAACTCTAAAAGAATCTATGGGATGTGATGCAGCATTAGACGATGCTATTCACTATTATCTAGATTTAGATAACGACGAAGAAGAAGATGAATGGGATTAAATAATGGGATGGTATAGCGAAGTAAGCCGTAACATAAGTAGAATACCTGATGCAATAGCACACTTTGAGCAAGAATTAATCCAAGCTCGTGCAGAATGCAAACTTGTAGGTAATGTTGAAAAGTCTGCGGCTGCTATGCCAGGCCTTGTTGAACACCGTTTTAATCAGTTACAAGAAATTGAAGCAATTTTAAACTACTTAAATATCGAGCTACGTAGATTGCGTAGCTCGTATTTTAAGAAATATCTTGAAAACTATCAACGAGCTCTGTCAAGCCGTGACGTTGAAAAATACGTAGACGGTGAGGCAGACGTTGTTGACTATGAAAAGATCATCAACGAGTTTGCACTCATGCGTAACAAATGGTTAGGTGTTCTTAAAGCACTGGATCAAAAACAATGGCAAATTACTAATGTAGTTAAGCTAAGAGTTGCGGGCATGGAAGATGCCTCAATATAGTATATTAATTGCATGTGATCAAAAATATTATAACGACTGGGCAGAAAATTTACTTAAAAGTATACACTATCACTGCCCTAAGTTAAAACTCCGCTGTCACGTAGTAAATCATAATAAACTAATACAACTTCCTTATGTAAAGTATACACTTGAAACTAAAACTTTTAAAAATGACGAATCAAGGATTGCATATTTACAAGCTGTAAGATTTTTGTGTGCATCAAAAATACCAATAGAAGAACAATTTATTACACTTGATGCAGACACTATATGTGCAAGACCGTTTAGTGTAGATGAATTTGCATCTATATTCTCACATCAACATGTACTAAAACATCATAAGGCAGACAGATGGTTAGCCGGACTAGTTGCGTTTAAGAGTGACGACTTTAGGAATGTATATGCTAGTAGATTACTAGAAGAACCTATTGATGATTGGCTGTGGGGCCGAGACCAAGATATATTATGTGATCTAGCAGATAAGTACAACTATGCGCCAATTGATAATAAATGGATAAGGATAGCAAAGCCCAAACCTAACACTGTATTTTTAACTCTCAAAGGTGAACAAAAAGTTACAGAAAAGTATTTGGTGCCATTTAAAGGATTCATAAAATGAAAGAAGTATTTAATTATTGGATGCCTAACAGTGATATCCATTTTAGTAGATTAATTCAAAAGCAAGTAAACAATGGCGGATTGCCACAATATCAAAATGATGTTAGAGATGAAGCATACAAATATGTTGTAGACTTTAACCTAGCAATTGATGTTGGAGCAAACGTAGGTTTATGGGCAAAGCCTTTAACAGAAAAATTTAATAGTGTAATTGCATTTGAGCCTATGAATCAAGTACTCGAATGTTTAAAACTTAACGTAAAAGGTTTACCTGTTACAATACACGAACATGCATTAGGTAACGTTAATAGTAATATAGAAATGCAATTCAATCAAGTAAATACCGGAGCGAGTCATGTTTCTAACATAGGCACAGGACCAATAGAAATTAAAAAATTAGACGACTTAAACCTATCTAAATTTGGATTACTAAAAGTTGATTGTGAACGCCACGACATGCAAGTGTTACAGGGTGCTGAAAAAACTATTATGAAATACAAACCTGTAATTGTAGTTGAGCAACATCCTGATACTGAATACTGTGCTGGCGAATACCTAAAGTCATTAGGCGCTATTGAAATGTCAAACGTTAGAAAAGATTATATATTTGCATGGGAGTAGATCAAAAAAATAAAAATAGGTACCTAGATATATACAAAGGATATTTGTAATGTTAGAAGAACACTTGGGCGGCCACAATAATAAAACACATGTTGATAAAGGTACATTAGAATGGGCAATTAAAACTCTTAAAATAAAATCAATGTTAGACGTAGGATGTGGACCAGGAGGCATGGTTGAACTTGCTGATAGTTTAAATTTAGATGTACACGGCCTTGACGGTGACTATACATTATCTCGTTACAATGATAGTAAGTTTACTATACACGATTTTACAATAGGTCCAATTCCTGTTGTAAAAACATACGACTTAGGATGGAGTGTAGAATTTGTAGAGCATGTACAGGAAGAATACATTCCAAATTATGCACAAGCAATGCAGCAATGTAAATTTTTAATAATGTCGTATGCACCGGTCGGCGCAACGGGACATCATCATGTTAATTGTAATACAGAAGAATATTGGATAGATAAAATGTCTAGTTATGGGCTAGTTTATCTTAAAGAGTTGACTACTGAAATGCGTAATCATTCTACTATGGGCAAAAAAAGAAAGCATCAATTTTTAAAACGTACAGGTTTACTTTTTCAAAATGAACAAATATAGTTCAGTAATTGGTATTGAAGAAATGTATAGGAATCATCCTATACCAAATCTTCCTAATTTTAAAATAGTCCCATGGGCAGATCAAGATACAATACAATCTGCAGATGTTTATATACAAAATAATATTTTAGGACAAAAGCGTAAAAAACTTAATCAATATTATCAATTTATATTAGACAGTAACAAACCATTTTTAGTTGTTGAAAGTGCTGTGTTTAGGCGCAACATGATACAGCCTCCAAATCCTATGTCCTATCATAGGTATAGTTGGACAAGTTATTATCAAGACGATGGAGACTATTGTAATTCTAATAGTCCTCCAGACCGTTGGCTACGTATACAAAAAGAACAATCAATAGACATAAAAGATTGGCGCACAACTGGCGATTATATATTATTAGTATTACAACGTCCTGGCGACAGTAGTTTAAAAAAACTTATAGACAAACATGGATCGTATCAACAGTTTATAAAATATACTATACAA